AAAATGATTTTTATGCCTTGTCATTGGAGAACGGGGTCAACGCTTTTAAAAACTGTGTTTGAAAAGTGCGGTATGCTGGATTGCTACAAAGTGGTAGGCCACGATGGAGAATTTGAGTATTCTGTGGATAATGTCGGGTGGCAGTTTTATTACAAGGGGTATAGCAAAGAGCAGGAAGATAAGGCCCGTCGTCTTCTCAACCTGTTCAGGGAGAGCTGGTTCAGGGAGAGCTGCGAGAAGCTCGGGCGATACGGGATTAAAGTGTCTCATGCTATTCAGGGTCCTTCCTGGCAATATCTGCAACCGGTTGTTGAGGAGTGCTGGCCGGATGTCAGGTATGTTATTTCGATCAGGCATCCCTGGGGTATTGTCAGGAGCATAGATAAATTAAGGAAATTGGGGCCGCTGGATCCTCCGTTGCCCGTTGAGGATATTTTAGCGTCCTGGAAAAGCACGTTTCTACCCACAAAGGAGTTGATTGAAAAAGGCAGGGCAACCATTGTTGTATTTCCGGATGATTTCATATCGGGCAGGATTAAATCAATACCCAAGCAATTAGGGTTGCGGTGGAACAAGTCTGCGAATATTTTTGATCATACTAAATTTGATGTTCCGTCCGAGGAAGAAAAAGAGGTGTTTGAAAAACAATATCCTATATCTGCAAGTATGTTCAAGGCCTTACAGAATGCGGAATTTGTTCGATAGAGATTATTTTGAGCGGGGCATAGAATCCGGCAAAAGCTGCTATCAGAATTACCGCTGGATTCCTGAGCTTACTATTCCGTTAGCCATGACCATTATCGACTATCTGGATATAAAGCCCCGTCAAAGGGTTCTGGATTTTGGATGCAGCAAAGGATATCTGGTTAAGGCGATGCGCTGGCTACATAGAACCTGTTATGGTGTGGATATTAGTGAGTACGCGATAAAGAATTGTGATGTTGAAGTGGCAGGGTATTGCTTTAAAAATAACGGGACGATTGTGTTTAGAAATCGGTTTGATTTTTGTATCGCAAAAGACGTTTTTGAGCATGTGCCGCTTGATGCGCTTCAAAAGTTTTTAATGAGTGGTGCGGCAAAAAAATATTTTGCAGTAATTCCGCTGGGAGAGAATGGCCGTTACCGGGCGCCTGCAAATGACATGGATGTTACCCATATTAATTGTATGACCGAAGAAGAATGGATGGAGTTTTTTATGACGGTGGGGTTGAACATTGATGTGTTTACTTTTCGCATTAAAGGTATAAAGGATAGTTATTATAAAGAGTTTCCAACGGCTCATGGTTTTTTTACGTTGAGTCATAATTCAATCACTGAGCGGATATAGCTCAAAGGTAGAGCGGTAGATAATCCAATCTGAAGGTTCCGAGGTTCAAATCCCGGTATTCGCTCCATTTTTTAGGAGGGTGAAATGTTAACGCTGTTTATTTTAAAATCGGGCAACAAGGATGCAGATCCGAAAAAAAGTTTGCAGTCATTTATTGGGCTGGTAACACAAACGTATTATTTGAATTCATTGCCGGAAATAAATGCGGCTGGAAAGGAAAATGACTGGTTTGCGGTTATTTACGATGATGAAGTTGTTGGTAAGGGATTGATGGATGTTACTTTGACGAAAGACGGGGAAACTATGAATTACTGTCCGCTGAAAGTTCATCTTATGCAGACCAAGGCGGATGTGTTGGTATTGTACAAAAAGCATGGCGGCGCGATTACCAGGTCTCCCAGGATATTCAGAAAGCATGTTCAGTTGCTGCCTGATACATTGATGCCTGCGGATGAGGCGGTTAAGTTTGATACGGTTTTGGATGGATGGATTAAATGATTCAACTGCGTCTTGACCAGATAGATTATCGTCGATATATGGCGGCTTTAAACAGGATGGAGTCTCGATCTAAGATCATTGCGAACCAGTTGAATTATCATAATTCGGTTTCATTTTATCAGTTATTATTGTCGAACTTGTTTCAGTCCGGATCGAAATATGGTTATCCGCAATATCGTCATCGATACGCGGCGTGGAAAAAATCATGGGGAGATTTCTGGCGGTTGGATGGAGATCTTTTGAGAAACATTGTCAAGCGTAGAACAAAAGATGGCTGGGCGGTGGGCATTAATGATGTTTTAGATTCCGGTGGGAAGTCGTGGTTTGGCCGGACGGCTTCGCACCCTGGAAGGTTGGGTAAACCTAAGAGCATTGGAATGTATGCAACCGTTATGGAGTTTGGGGGGGATTATGGAAAGGCAGGGTATCATCCCCCAAGGCCGCTGTTCACTCCGACCCGGGAAGAGTATGCGCAGGGTGAGTGGGCTAAGAAGGGTGAGAAGGCGTTGCAGAATATTAAAGGGAATTGGCGATGAAAATACTTAACGTGCAGCCCAGAGATGTTCATATTGTTTTAGAGTTATCGAGCACAGAGCTTACTTATGTCCTCGAGTATCTGAGCGTCTGTGTGGCAAATCCGGATCGGTCGTCATTCGAAAAATTTGAAAAGGCTGCGAAGTTTGTAGAGCATGATTTTTTTAAGGGGTTGGACAAATTATCAGAGGATATAAGAAATGAGTTTGGACCCGACAGCGCGCAGGGCTAATTTTAAGGATTCGATCAAACGGTATTTTTGCAGTCAATATACAGGGGAGTTGACGTTTGACAAGTCTTTGAGCAGCCCGGATTTAATGAACGATAAAACAGTGGACCGGTGGGTTAATATCGATATTGGAGAAATTGACCGGGGATATATGTCCGAGGTCCCTTTGGAAATCCGTTGTGCTTCCCGTCAGGACCCTGAAGGCTTCAAGCTGGCACAGTTGACGGATACTATGATGGGCCTGTTGTCCGATACGAACCAGACGGATGGCATGAAGCGCATTCCGTTTTACCGTAGTGTTGTATCCGGCCCGGGTGACTGGGTATTGCTGGGGTCTTTTGTGGTACAGGATGTCATTGAATCCAGAGAACTCTATGCTCCGGACAATACGAAATATATTATTTTATTTGCAACCCTGAAAACGGCCTCAAAAATATGAACAGCCTTAAAGGTACCCGATGAGCATCAACAATAAAATGTTTTACAATTGCTCGCTTTGTGGTAAGCGTATATTGGAACGGCAAGAAAATGGTTTATGGCGTTTCATCTTCGGGCGCGACTCGGTTCACGGGTTCGCTCCTGTTGATATGATTATTTATGGCTCCATTAAAATGAAATGTTTAAGGCGCCGGTGCAGGAAAGAAAATCCGGATCACTGGAACGTCTTCAACATATTCCCCAATCAAGATTTTCCTCAATCGGCTCAACGCCGAACCAATCAACCTCCGGTTGAAATCTCCGCAAAAATTTAAGACTTAATACCTTATGAAAGGAGGTGACGTGTAATGGCGCGTAAAGGACCTGTTTGTACCGATACGACCACCATAGCTTTGGGTTTGGCCCAGATTCGAGTACTGGCTTCTGCTGCTAACATTGGATCCATTAATGCACAGGGCAGTGCTAGTGATTCAATTGGATCGTTAGCGAACACAAAGTTTATTGGTGGCGCGGAGTATTTTAACCTGGAGGGTGGGTTTCCGATGATCCCTGAGTTTACCACGGCGATACGGGAATCTGCATCTTTGGAGTGCAGTTGGCGTGAGCTGACTCCGTTTAATGTGGCAATGTCTTGTGAGGTTGTTCTGGGTGGAAGGGTCGCTCCTGCTTATGTTCGTATGGAAGCGTTGTATACCTATCCTGACGGAACGAACACCATGAATATCATATTCCCGAGAGCACAGGTTAAGTCTTCTCTGGAAATTGACTTTCAGAGTGAGGATGCGGCTGCGGTTCCGGTAACGTTCGAGTCCATGAATGCTTCCAGTGATGTCTCTGGCGGTCATGCTGTTTGGGATGAGAAACCACTGGGTAGAATTTATTGGGAAGATGCTTAATTAATCTTTAACCAACCATAAAAGGAGTTAGTAAAATGGCGGAGAATGATAGACTCAATCCGCAGATTACGAAGATCGATATTGGCACTCGTAATCTGCGGAGCATTACTTTGTATCCCATGTCCCTGGCTGATGAAAAACTGTTCGGGGATGTGATTCAAAAAGCGTTGCAGAAATATTTTGAACAGCAGATTAGCGAAAGTGAAGAAGAACTCGTTGGGTTTGTTGATTTTTTGATAAAGCTGATTGAAAAAAATCTTATCAAGATTCTGGGCTTAATTACGGATGAGGAAAAACCTAAGCAGGTTTTTGATGAAATGACCAATTTTCAGCTCAGTGAGCTGGTCAAAACAATTTATGAAGTTAATTTTGAACAACCCTCAAAAAACGTGAAAAGCCTTCTCGACAAGCTGAAAACCATGTTTCTTTCGAGGAGGCTGTCACAACCGTCCTTGAGCGATACGCTCAGTACGACATCTCCCATTTCTACACCAGAAGCTTCAGGGATGGAGGATTTACCCGAGGACAGTTCTTAGCACTGTATGAGGGCACTCAGAAAAGGGAAGAACTTAGAATGAGATTTCTGATGCATATTCATGGGTTTACATTAAAAGATGATGATGTGTCAGATCAACCAGAAAGTCAGCCGAAAAAGATATCATCCGGGTTCATGTTTAAAGCTCCGTCGGAGTATGCGGGCATGACCCCGGAAGAAAGGGAGCGAGAAACCAAACGAATGATGGGCATGCATAAACAGTGGGCTGCCGGGACCATAAGTGATTTGGGAGTGAATTAATGGCTGATAAATCTTTAACGCTCGGAACGATCTTTACATCGGATATCTCTCAGGTGGTTCAGGCCATCGGGAGGTTAAGAACTGAAATGCAGGGGTTGAATACCCGCATGCAGGGCCTTGGGACCAAGGCTGCTGGTGTGTCCAAGAAGGTTAAGTCCATGTCTTCTGCCATGACCCGTGCGGAAACGGATACTAAAAAGCTGGGTCAGGCTCAGACGTGGACCGGTAAGCAGATCAGTGGCGTCACAGGTGCGTGGGAACGGCTGAAAGCGGCCATGAAAGTTACGGCGTCTTACGGCCTTGCTTCTAAAGCCATCTTTGGTATTTATACGGCCCTCACTGCGGGTACTTCCGAGATTATTAATTTTGATCAGTCTTTAAAAAACTTACAGGCCATTTCCGGTGCGACCTCAGCCCAGGTTGACGTCATGGGCGATGTGATTAAAAAAGTGGCCAAGACCACCAAGTTTTCAACGGTGGAGGTCGCAGAAGGCATGGTACTGCTCACCCAGGCGGGCTTTTCCGCTTCGGAAGCTATGGCCGCAATTCAGGCGGTTTCAGACCTGGCAACGGGTACTCTGTCCAGCATGCAATACACGTCCGATCTTTTGACCACAACGATCCGGGCGTTCTCCCTTGAAGCTACGGAAGCGACCCGTGTGGCCGATGTCATGGCCAACGCTATCAATAAGTCCAAACTCACCATTGATAAACTGCGTATTTCATTTAACTTTGTTGGCGCGGTTGCGGCACAGACCGGTGTGTCTCTGGAGCAGACCGCGGCGGCCATGATGGTTCTGGCCAACAGTGGTTTGAGGGCCAGCACGATCGGCACGGGTCTTCGTCAGGTTCTTTCTCGGCTGATGGCCCCTACCGGCAAGCTCCGGGAAGCTTTCGAATCTCATAACATTGAGCTTGCAAAAGTAAATCCCCGGATTGTTGGATTTCAGACAGCGATCAAGAATCTGCTCCCCGTGATGTGGGACAGCAAGAAGGGCGCCGTGGATATGAGCAAGGCATTTCAGTTGTTCGGCCTGCGGGGATCTCAGGCGGCGGCGATCCTGGTGAAATCTTTTGCGGGGCCTGAATATGCAGATATGCTCGGCAAAGTGTATGAGGTGGGTGCGGCAGAAGCCATGGCCGGCATTCAGGCCGAAGGTCTGGGGGTTAAGCTGAAGAACCTTGCGGACCGGTTCAAGCTAGTGGCGGTGGCTGCCGGTGAAGCCGGTGTGTCCAGTGCGATTGGAACGCTGGTGGACATACTTAAGGGCCTGTCCTATGTGATGGAAGCGATTGCAAAGAATGTTGTTGGTACCACTCTGATTGCATGGGGTGCCTGGTCGCTGGCGATACTGGGAACGGTGAAATCACTTCAACTGCTATACGGCCTGATGAAAAGCATAGCGCTGTGGACTGGATTAAAAGCTGTGGTTAGTGGTTTAATTTTTCAATTTACTCATTGGAATGCAACGCTTCTTCTTACTGGAACAAGCCTTGCGACATTGAAAGCTGCATGGATAGCATTTTCATCAATGATCGTTAAATTATCGCCGTTAACAAAATTTGTGTTAGTGCTCGGCGCTCTTGCAACGGCTTTTGGTATTTTGTCAACGCGTTCGAAGAAATATCGCGAGGAGCTTGAAAAAACAGTTGAAGAACATAAACAGGCGACTGGTTCCATCCAACAGTATTCTAAAGCCCTGGAAGATTTAAACGAAAAACTTCGAAATGGCGAGGATGTTACCGATCAATACAGTGCCACCACTAAACGTTTACAGAAAGATCATGCGGATTTGGCGAGATATGTTGATTTTAACACGGTTAGCCATGAACAATTACAAAAAGCGCTGCAGGATCTTTCATTCGATAAGTTTGAGAATAGCCTTCCTGATATAACCAAACTGATCGCTGAGCAGGCCAAGCATGTTGAAAATTTAAGCGGATGGTTTGATGCGCTTAAAAATGACGTGTCCGGTTTGGTGGAAATATATCATGACAGTTCGCTGGTTGGCAAGACATCATTGGATCAGTGGAACCTGGGGCGAGATGCGCTGAATAAGTATGAAAACTCCATGCAGGATTTCATTGCCCAGCTGGTATATTTTATTGATCAGGGTAAAATCACCGAGAAACAGGCCCGGCAGATCATCGAACAGTTTTTTAAGGCCGCCGGTATAACGGATAAGTATTCGGATGCGATTGATCGGCTGGCAAGAGCTCTGGATGCGTTAAACCAGGGGCAGTTGGGGCGTCAAGAAACCAACATGAAAAGTATTATTCATGAATATGAATCGTACTATAAAAAATTGAATGATCTTGAGAAGGCGAGGCTTGTTGTTGCTACGGATACAAGCCTGAAAGTTCAAAAAACTCTGGAAGACAGTCTTAAAAAACGTATAGGCGGTGAGGTCGAGGCTGAGAAAATCATTGGTGCGGCAGTTCAGGCCGAAGCTGCTGAAACCCTGTTGGCACAGATCGATAAGAATGAAAAGGATAAAAGAAGTACCGAGGGTCTTATTGCTTTTAAGAAAGAACAGCTCCTGCAATATGGAAAGGAAGTTGAAACTCGCCATGAGGAAGAGGTTAAAAGCATAGAGGAATCGTATGAAAAGCAGATTGATGAAGTTCAAAATACGATGATTCAGAAAAAAAGCCTGGAAAAACTCTCCGCTGTGGATCGGTCGAACATCGAGGAATGGGCGAACGCCAGAACAGTTGAACTGGAAAAAAAGAAAAATGAGGAAATAGAGCGTGAAAAGCAGCGGCATGTTGGAAGGACTAATGCGATAGTGCAAACCTTGGCGGGCATTGGTGGGGATGCCAAACCTGCTAAAACAACCGGAAAGACACTGGCGGAACTGAAACTGGAATCTGACAAGCAGTACTATGCGGCCATGGAAAAGGCCAGCGGGGACACGCTTGCAAAAATACAGGCGCAGCAGGACAAGCAGTTGCTCGAGGATCAGAAATGGCTGGCCACCCGGTTAAAGCATCATGAAAAGTTCAATGAATTCATTGCTGAGGTTATGGAAAAGTATGACAACCTTCGCACGGCTCATCAGAACGAAGTTGCTGCTGAGTCCATAGAGATTATTACCAAACAGGCGGATCAGGAAGCCAAGATCGAGGAAAATAAGGCAAGGAGTATCCTGGAGGTAAAAAAGGAGGCAGCGGTTGGAAACAGGATTGAGACGGCCCGGTTTGCACAGGAAGAGCGGAACCTTGAACTGGGCTTCATGGAGCAACAGTATGAACGGCATAAAACCGCTTATGAAAATTTAAAAACATTGCTCGGAGAATATCATTCTGACGTTAAAGATGCCCATGAAAAATTAATCGAGGAGGAAACCAAGCTCGCGGAAAAAAGAACTTCCAATGCCGAGGCGAATGAGCAGGCCCGCCTGGATGCCCTGAGAAGATATTTTGAAGAAGGACTGGTCAACGTTCAGCTGTATTCCGATAAGTGGCTGGAAATCATGAGATTCATGCATCAAGAAAATAATAAAATGATAGAAACCCATGATTTTCTGAACCGGATGCAGGGGTATTACGTTCACTGGATGGACGAGCACGAAAAACAGTGGAAGCGTGGTGAGGGTGTGGTCGATGAGTATGTGACGAGTATTCAGACTGCATTCGATAATGCGGCAATCACTCTTCAGGAATATAATGACAGAATGGCCGCATCTTCCGGCTCCATGTGGGATGCGCTGAAGCATGGGTTCCTGAAAGGTAAGGAAAGCCTTCAGAGCATACAGGAAATGGTCATTGAGATTGGTGAAGTCTTCCCTGATGTTTTTGCCTCCGGCTTGACTGATGCTTTGTGGGATTTTGCCGAAGGCACGACAAAAGCCAAGGATGCGATGAAGGACTTCGCAAAGGATACAATACGGTGGCTGGGAGAAGTGATAACCAAGTGGGCGATTCTGAATTCCATTATGGGAATTATGCCCGGCGGTGGCGGTTCTTTGGGAGCACCTACTGAAACTGGAATTTTGGGTAAAACAACTGCATACAAATTTCATGAAGGCGGCATCGCGGGCTTAACCCCTCAGCCAGTCAGAATTGTAAACCCGAATATTTTTGCAAATGCTCGGAGGCTGCATTCCGGGCTTCGCGGAGACGAATTCCCTGCGATTCTTCAAAAAGGCGAAACCGTGCTGCCCAAAGGATTGGCTCCGAATGTTACCGTGAATGTCGTAAACAAGTCGGGGGTTCAGCTCTCCGTGAATCAGGAAAGCCAGCAAATTCGAGGCGCGGAAATGGTCCTTGATATTGTGGTTGATGCTGCTAACAGAAATAAGAGGGGGTTTCGAGATAATTTGAAAGGCATGTTGCGATAATGGCTGATTTTCCAAGTATTAGAACATCCGACTGGGAGCTGTTCAAGCAGAAGAAATATAAGCGGCAGGAAATAACCGGTATGGAGAGCGGGAAGGTTCATTCCAGGGCGGCGCACACGAGTTCACGATGGATATTCACAACTGGTTGGAACTGGTTGACGATAGCCGATTATAACACCCTGAAAACATTTTGGGACACATATCTCGGGAGTTCTTTTAACTGGACGCATATCTGGACGGGCTCTGTCCATGTTGTAATATTTGCTCAGGACGAGTTCCCTGAAGTTGAAACGCTGGGGAGCGACTATGTTTTAGGACCCAAAGAATTGATATTAATGGAGCCGTAAAATGTCTTTGTCCGCGGTTGCTTATATTGAGAAAAACAAGGTTTCGAGTTCGAAGGTGTGGCTGGTTCTGTTGGAGATAACCATGCCGAATGACACGACGTTCAGGATTGTCAGGAACAGCGAAAATGTTACATGGCCGGTTACTAGTGGAGATTTGTACACCGCTTTTCCTTTTGAGATGGACGAAGTCGGAGACTCGAAGGGTGAAGTTCCGAAACTGGAGATTTGTATTTCCAATGTCACAAGAATTTTAGAACCATACTTGGAAGCCCAGGATGGTCTGATAGATTCTATCGTAAAACTGTACGTGGTGAATTCCACCCATGTTACGACGCCCTCCCTTGGAGCCGGTGTGAATAACAGCAATCCGGAACTCGAACTTGAATATGAAATCACCGAATGTTTTGCTGATGCTCAATGGGTACATTTTACGCTCGGAGCAATGAACCCGTTTAATAAGCGTTTTCCGAGAAATAAGGTATGGAAAAATATATGTCCATACAAGGAATTCAATGGAGATCGATGTCAGTATGCCGGTGCAGCGACTTCATGTGACAGATCTTTAGCCACATGCAGGTCTCTTGGCAATTCGATGAATTTCGGGGGGGCGCCCGGAGTAGGGTCGAAAGGTGTTTATGTTTAATGATCTTTTATTTGTTCCTTTCGAGTATGGCAGGATGGATTGCTGGGGTCTCGTTGAAGAAGTATATCGGAGATACGGCAAAAAGCTTCCGGACATAAATCCTGCCCGGGCAGCTGTTAAAGCTGTCGGATACGGGAACAGGGAAAAGATTTTAACCGATGAGAGCAAAAAGTGGCTGGAAATAAACAATCCGGAAGCCCCTTGCGTTGTTGGTTTTTTTAATGGCGAATTCATGCATCACTGCGGGGTCTATATAGGAGATGGCCGATTTATTCATACTACGAAACGGATTGGCTTTCCCGTAATAGAACGATTGGACAACCCTTTACATGCAAGACGAAAATTCTATAAATACATTTCAGCTGATTGCGATCAAGAATCCGTTTGATCTGTCATCCAGGGTTACGAGAACAGTTCTTTATGAAGGCAAGACTGTTCAGGCATATGCCAATGATTTGTTCCCGGAAATTCCTCCTGATTTTGACCTTGTATCGAGTGTTGACGGAGGGATCGTTGATCCTGAAATTACGATTCCCCATATCGGTTGCTATGTAGTTTTCTGTCTGGTTCCAAGAGACAGGGATATGGGCAGAATGCTTGCCCAGCTTGGACTTATAGTTTTAAGTATCTGGGTTCCAACAGGCATAACCAGTCCTTTCTGGGCCGGCATGGCTTCCGCAGGAATTCTGGTTGCCGGGAATCTAATCATCAACGCCATTCTTCCAATCAAACTCGAAGATGCGGACAGCGAGTCGGCCTCGCCCTCTTACGGATGGGGGAACGTGAATGAGACGGAAGAAGGGGCCACAAGCCCTGTTATTTATGGTACGGTCAAGGTTCTTCCATATCTGATCGGAAAATACATGCGGTCTTATTGGCAGGGTGGAAGAAACACTCCGGACAAACAGCGATTAAATTTACTCTATCAGCTTGCGGATCACTCTTTGGATTCGATAGAAGATATCCAGATAAATGGCAATGCTTACACCGGGTACGACGATGTGGCGGTAACCAAAAGATACGGAACGAACAATCAGGCGGTTATTCCGTATTTCAACGATACGCACGAACAAACGACTGCCAACATCAAGTTCTCTCTGGACTGGCTGGAAGTGAATGTTCCTGGAAGTGAGAACACCGGCATTGCGGTCGGCATGGTGTTCCCGAACGGATTATATCACATTAACAGGCACGGGGATTACCGGCCTCAAAGCGTTCTGTGTTGTGTTCAGTACAGCCTTCAGAGTAAAAACAGCTGGACGACGATTACCAATGGATTGTTTGAAGCGTCCGAACCTACCGCTATTCGTTGGCATAAAGAGGTGCATGGCCTGACCGCAGGGGCGTACAAGGTAAGGTTCAAGACCGATAAACTTTCCGAACCGGATCGCCCTTCCATGAAAGATCAGTACTTGGAATATCTTTCCGGAATAACGGAAGACGATTTCAGGTACCCGGGAAAAAGTCTTCTTGCCATCTCCGCCATAGCTACCGATCAGCTGAGCGGCGGACTTCCCACCGTATCATGTGTTTGCACTCGCAATTATGTTCCCGTTCATACCGGAGCTGGATGGGAAGACAAGCCGGCCAATAATCCTGCGTGGGTTTGTTATGACATGCTGGTGAATGACGAGTACGGCGGAGGGGTTTCGTACACGAAGATGATATATGCCGATTTTCTGGCATGGGCTAATTTTTGCACGACGAACGGATACACCTGCAATATTGTATTTGATGTTACAACGACTTTTCCGGAGGCGCTTGCGAAAGCAAGTCTGATGGGAAGAGGTCATATAGTTCAGAAAGGAATTTATTTCACTGTCATAATCGATAAACAGGACGATCCCGTTCAGCTGTTCGGGATGGGGAATATTATTGAAGGAACGTTCAAGCAGTCCTATCTTGGAAAAAACGGCAGGGCTAATGCGATTGAAGTTACATATTTCGATTCATCCGTGGATTACGAGAAAAGATCTTTCGAGTTGCGCACATCTGATTTTGATTCCACCAATCCCGAGATTGAGAAATTAGCCCTTGTTCTTTACGGAGCTACGGACAGGGATTCAGCAATTAAACACGCCAAATTCATGTTGAATTGCAATGAGCACCTGATTCGATCCGTCGAGTTCGAAGTCTGGGTGGACGCCCTGGTCGCCAACATCGGCAATGTGATTTACGTTTCTCACGATGTTCCTCAATGGGGTTACTCGGGACAGGTGGTATCTGCAACTTTGAATACGGTTACAATAGATCGCGAAGTTACGTTAACCCCAGGCACGACTTACCATATTCTGGTCAGACATTACAATGATGACGACCTTGAAGAAGTTGCGATTGCAACGCCTGGCATAGAAACTACTACCGATGAGCTTACCCTGTCCGGAAGCTGGGATCAAATTCCGCAAGCCGATGATGTTTACGCCTTCGGTGTGGTTGCAGCGGTTGCAAAACCGTTCAGGATTACGACTCTGACCAGAACCCACGAACAGAGAAGGCGGATCAACGCCTTGGAATATATTGCTGCCGTTTATGATGATTCTGCGGAGGTGCCGGATTATTCTTATACCGATTTGGTTCCTTATGCCGAGGGTCTTTTGGCTACCGAGGTTTATCGTAAGGAAGGAGGAGTTGTTGTTGCTTTTGTTTCCCTGGCCTGGCGAGGTTTTGGCCTTATTTATTTGTATATGAAGGAGGACACTGCTGACAGGTGGAGACTGGTATCTACTCATTCGGGAGATAACTGGGCGGAAATTCGGAATCTTGAGCCCGGCAAGACTTATTATTTTGCAGTATCAGTTACGGCAAACCCTGCTGATGGAGAAGTTACTTCTCTGACATTCAAGGGATGGACGGCTCCTTTTTATGTATGGGCTGTCTCCGGTTTGCAGATGGTCGGCCAGGGGAACAGCACTGTTTGGCAGAACAAGGATTTAAAACTTACCTGGAATTTATCGTCAGATACTTTCCCTGATGAAGCGGACGGGGAGACGGACGGAGCGGGGTCTTATTATCCAATGTCCGAGTTTGGCGGATACCGCGCTCAGATATTGAACAGCACTGGAACTCTTCGCAGAGAAATCGTTCAGGTTGAGAATTTTTATAATTACTCATATGAACTGAACAGCGAGGACGGAAGTGGAACTCCGTCTCCGAACCTGATTATAAAAGTATGGGCACGAACAAGGTATGGAAAAGAGTCCGATTCTCCCGCCATGATTTCAGTGTCCAACCCGTCTCCATCCGCACCTTCCGGTCTCACGGCTACGCCCTACATGAAGGGTGTTCTTTTTGCCTGGTATAAAAATACTGAAATTGACTTTTCACATTACAGCCTGAGACTGAAAGTGGAAGATGACGACTGGTCGGACTGGATGGATATTACAGGTGTGGAAAAGGTTCGATCCTTAACGGAAGCGGAAGAAGCTGAGCATACCTCGGAAGCAACTATTTATATGGAAATAAAATCAGTGGATACCTTTGGAAACGAGTCTTCCACTGTTAACAGTTCCGCTGCTACTTTCGGGCTGAACATTCAACCCACAGACATAAGTGATTTTGCAATAACCGCTTCGAAAATATTTACGAAAATCCCGATTCTGGAAGGGGATTCCTGGATGGACGACAGTCCGTCAGAAGGCTATATTTCATGGAACACCCATACTGTTTATTATAACGGAGCTGCATATTCCATATCATCCAGAAGCACGAATTTGAAATATGTTTATTGGATCAACGGGGAGGCCGGATACGGATCTTCCAATGCTAACCCTGCATTGTCCGATGGTGATTTTATTATTGCAACAAATACGGACGGAGCGCATGACCTGGCATGGAACGCCATTGCGAATCAGGTGATCGGGTCGGCATATATTCAGTTGGCCGCTATTCAGAATGCTCACATTCTTGACCTTGATGCGGACAAAATTATGACAGGAACCTTGACCGGCATTGAGATAATCGGGAACACAATAAAAACCCTGGCCCAATCCGGAGAAAAAGCCGTGCATATCACCACGGACGGCATTGCCCTGCATGTGACGTCCAATGTTGGAAAGTGGGGTACTGCTAAATGGGGGGACGGAACTAAGTACGGAACGGGAGTGCTTGCCTATGTTCATCATCGGTCGCAAATCGTACCATTCTTTATTGCTTCCGAACAAACAGTCGGTGATTTTCATTTTTACAACAGGGGCAGTGATCCAACCGGTGCCGCTGTGGTGGGAGACGTTTGCGTGGTGAACGGTGTATTAAAAATTTGCACGAATGCGGGAACGCCGGGAACATGGGCCGTTGTCGGGGATCAGGCCGCACCGTAAAGGAGACGGACAATGCTGATAAGTTTTAAAATCTCGGATCTTTATTTGCAGGCGTTAACCAAAATAGCGAAAGCCAACGGTATGACTGAAAACGAATATGCGGAAAGTCAGTTGAAATCTTTTTTAACAACGCAGGCGGAAGGATATTATCGAGACAAATTCAATAAACTTACCCTGCTTCAGAAAGCAGAATCATTTGGAGATATGAAATGACTTTTCCAGCTAGCCTCGACAGTTTTGGGACATTGTTCGACAATGTGGACGATATGGAAGCAGCAAACATTAACGAGCTGCGAAGAGCTATTGAATACCTTGAAGCAAAGGTCGGGATAGACAGCTCCGGTGTAACATCCTCTCTGGATTATAAGGTAAACAACTTCATTGCTTCGGGCAGGAAGTTGTGGATTTATGAAAACACCGCGCCTATCGGATGGAGTATTTCATCGGTTGCCGACAGGGTTTTGGGAATTGCGGGCGGCAGCCTTGCATATAGTGTGGGGGGCGGCAACCTTGCCGGGTCCTGGACGCTGCCGAACCATACGCTGACTACGAATGAAATACCTTCTCATACTCACGGCATTAGCCTCTGTACTGGTTACGGGGGTATTACTGACCCGGAATATGGCGGGCATCACGCTCTGCCTACAATAGGATACGCTTATGATACAGACGTGATGCAAGCGGTTGGAGGCGGTGCGTCGCATAACCATGGCAGCAATTTCCGGCCTGCGGCAGCCGTGGGGATTATCATCGAAAAGGATTAATAATCATGTTTTGCAACGGTAAATGTGAAAAGTGTCGCCTGAATTACTCGAAGATGATGGAGAACGTAGTTACTAACAAAGTGGAAGAAGTTAAGCAGTGCGTGTTTCTTCATTTAATGGAATCACAGATACGGATTGAGCTTGCCCTGATTAGAATTCAGAAAACGATGGAGGGCAGTCGTAATCAGAAAGCTAACGACGATCACAAGGCATCCACAATAGTTGCTACGGGATTTTTAGGGCTAATGCATGCCTTCAGGGAGGACGAAACGAAATTCAAGAATATTTTGAGTTTGCTTGAGTCCGTCAATCAGCCTCTTGGATTAAAGGAAAAATAAGATGGGGCAGTATCAGACAGGAACAGTCACGCTTGTGTCGGGATCCAACAAGGTAAGTGGCGAAAGTTGTGCATGGATAACGGCAGGGGTGGCTGCCGGACACACTTTCAAAAAGGCGGATGAGGATGCTTTCTATACGATAGGGCTGGTTAATTCCGAGCTTACTCTTTCTTTGACATCGGAATATGCAGGGGCTTCGTGTTCCGGGGAAAGCTATCAGATTTGCAGGGATTTTACGGATAACTACAGCATCCCGGAAATATGGGCGGGAGACAAGGAGTGGGCTTACCATCTTACCGAAGGTCTTAGAATCATCGATACGGGGCTGGCGGCTGTGGCTGCGTCCGCGGGTCTTATCAAAGATGTGGAGGATCAGGGCTCCGTTTCAATTTTAACTTTGACTACCTCCGATTTGAACAAGGTTCATTTATTGAAGAATTCGGGTGAAACCACACTGGTTTATCTGCCTTCTGTAGGGAGCAGCCATGTTGGTTCCTGGCTCGATCTAAGAAAAAGAGGATCCGGGGAAGTCTGTGTCTATCCGTCCGATTCTGATTTGATCAATAAACATTCCGGCATAAAGAATGAGACGGAACAAACATTTGCTCAAATAACGTTAACACTTGAGGAAGAAACGGAGTGGGGAGCGGGCCCGTTTGTGGGTGATTGGGTAACATTATAAGGAGGTGGTGATAATGAAAAATTTTATCGGTAAAATTTTGTCGGAAAACAGTGGAGATTTATCTTCCATGAGAATTTTTGACTGGCAGGAAGTTTCAGTGATTGTGGGAGCACTTTTTGCAAAAGCGTATCAAAAGGGAAAAGAAAAATGAAATTGAAACATTGGCTATTTTTAATCCTTTTGTTGATTGCATGGCCCTCTTATGGTTTCCAGATTAAAGGTGGAACTGTCGTTTCATGGGGATAGTCTATAAAGAATCTACGATCCACTGCAGACTTGAATTTTTCTATAGTCATATGATGGGCATAGCTTGGAATATCTTTCCATTTTATCTTTTCCATTTTCACTTTACTCCTTTATTTCTCTGCGTTTTAGTTCTAACAAAATTTCATTGTATAGAGCAAGCAGAAAAGCTTTAGCTGTATTATTTTGATACATTAAATGTACCATTGCTATTAATGATTGACCCATTTGTACTCCAGCCCTACTCCGCCCTCCTCGATAAAATTCGTGCATGCAGTATGTTTCAGGCCCTTATACGTCCATATCCTTCGCACCCCT